ACTCAGGCAATCAGTTTGTAGTGGTTATATTTGCGGAATACGCGGGTGCGGAGACTAAGACCCGTATTGAGCGAAAGCAGACCTACGGTCCGTGGCTGCTAGTGCCGAAGGTGCCGCACATAGAACTTTTTGCTACGCACCAGTGCTTTACGGGCAAGGTAACCACCAAGTTGTTTGAGGGGGCTATCGTACTATGAAGATCTTCGCGCTGAATTATCGCAAATGCGATGGCCAAGGCTGCGGCCACTACTACGCCTCCCGGGGAAGCAGGAAGCACATGGGTGTCGACATGGCGTGTCTCCCGGGTACGCAGGTTGGGTCCCCGGTCAAAGGGCAGGTCACCAAAATCGGTTGGCCTTACGCGGACGAGCCTGATATCCGGTACGTGCAGGTGGTTGCTGAAGGGTATCAGTTCCGGGTGTTCTACGTGGAGCCGTCGGTGGCTGTTGGCGACTGGGTGGAGCTCAACGAGTCGATCGGCACATCCCAGCAGCTGGAAAGCATGACCCGCGGCGGTACGCAGCACGTCCACTTTGAAATACTCGACAAGCACGGAGCGTATATAGATCCGACGCCGGTGGTAATAGTCCTGCGCGGCACTCTCAGAACCGGGGTTATCTTATGAGCCGGGTCTTTGAGTGGTTCAAGGCCAACGCTATCCTATCGATACTGTGGTCCCTGTTCGGTATGGCCGTTGTCGGCTATGCTACCTACAAGACGTTCAATGACGTGACGCTCATTAACGCCGCTGTGGCCAGTGCCCTTGGCGTTGTGTTCGGGCTCCCAGCCGTAGCGATCGGAGCGTGGCAGTGGCGCATAGGCTGGAAGGATAAGAAGGATAGCCAGAATGATCTTCGGTAAAGAGATCATAGCCGTAGCGACCGTAGCTTTGTTGGGGGTAGGCACCTATGCGTGGTACATCGAAGGCAAACTCGACAAAGCGCAGAAAGAAATCGGCGGGCTCACGCAGGAGAACAAAGAACTAGCCCAGAAACTAAGCGACTCGGTGCTGGCGGAAAAGCAGCTGCGGTCTGAGATGGAGCTTTGGCGGAGCCTATACGCTGAGATCCAAGGAGAGTTCGACGGCATCCGTGAGCAGCGCGATCAGATGTCTAAACGCCTCGCGTCGTTACAGGAGAACGAGGATGTTCAAGCCTTTGTTGAGTGCCCTATGCCTGACAGTCTTTACGACTGGGTGCGTCAAAACTGAGACAGTTATTGTAGAGCGGCGGGTAGCGACCTTGCCGCCGAAGTACCTGTATGATGCAGAACCTGTGCCGCAAGTACCTGACGGCATTCCTGCGTCAGAGCGAACCGCGTATTTGCTGGAAGCGTTTGCTTCCCGTGGCGATGTAATTAAGCGCGACCGCGTTCAGGCGGACCTAATGGACAAATGGGTGGAGTCAGTCCGAAAAATATTCCCTGACGCAGTTGTCCAACCACTCGACAGCATCGAAGGCGACACGGACGAACCAAAGAGTGCAGACAATTCCAATACAGAGTAGGGTGTGCATAATATGGTATCCTGTTAAGTACAGTAGCCCCAAGGTAACCCTATATGAGCCAGATTGTCGAGCATGAGAACCCAACCGGATCGTTGCCAGCACAGTGGCAGACCTCGCTGGTTATCGACGTGGCCATGGGCGTCAGTAAAGAAGTTATCTGTGAGGCATACGACCTCCAGTACCCGCAGCTTAAAGCCATCATCGAGATGCCTTCGTTCAGCAAACGACTTGAGGAAATGGAGCGGGAGCTTGCGAAAGAGGGCGCATCGTTTCGACTAAAGTCGCAGATGCAGGCTGAGGAATACCTTAAAACGTCTTATCAGATGGTGACAGATAACGACCTTGACCCGAAGGTCAGGGCGGATCTCATCAAGTCGACAGCGCGTTGGGCGGGGTTCGATGCGCCCAGCCAAGCGGGTGTTGGGAGCACGGGGGGTATTTCTATCAGCATTAACCTCGGCCAAGCCGACAAGGAAATAGACGGGCGGGTGGTCAGCGATGGAAATTGATTACACCCCGGATACGATTGCGGCCCGGATGATACGCAGCGAGTCGTTCTACAACTTTATCATCGGTCCTGTGGGTTCCGCTAAAACCACCGCCATCCTTTTCAAAATGCTTTTCCACGCGCAACGACAAGCCCCCGGGCAAGACGGCATCCGCCGCACCCGGTGGGTTGTGGTGCGTAACACGGCGCCGCAGCTGAAGGACACCACCATCAACTCGTTTATGACATGGTTCAAACCCGGGGTAGTGGGTAAGTGGATAGCTTCACGCACCATGTTTGTGTTCGAGTTCGGGGATGTGTACGCGGAAGTGTTGTTCCGCCCCTTGGATACGCCGGACGACGTGAGTCGGGTGCTGTCTCTGGAGGTAACCGGTGCCGTGCTCGATGAGTTTGTCGAGATCCCGAAAGAAATCGTTGAAGCCCTATCCGGTCGTTGCGGTCGTTACCCGTCTTCCCACGAAGGCGGTGCCTCGTGGTGGGGCATGTGGGGTGCGTCTAACCCCGGCAACGAAGACCAGTGGTGGTACAACTGGCTGGACGTAGAAGAACGTGGCGACCGACCGAAGAACATGACCTACTTTGAGCAGCCCGGGGGCTTCAGCAAATACGCCGAGAACCTACACAACGTCCCCGGGGGTCGCGGCTACTACGAGAACCTGTGCGAAGGCAAATCGTCGGCGTGGATCAACCAGTTCATCAATGTTAAGTGGGGCTTCAGCTTTTCTGGTAAGCCGGTGTACCCGGTGTTTAATCCGGAGATCCATGTGGCTAAAGAGCCGATAAGGTTCGACCCGCAGGGTACGATCGTTGTAGGGTTCGATGCCGGTTTGACCCCCTCCGCTATATTCGGTACCCAAGACAGCCACGGCCGGGTGCTGGTACTGGACGAGTTAACCTCAGAGCACATGGGGGCAGAGCGGTTTTGCCAAGAATTGCTGATGCCCAAGATGCAGGAGCGGTTCCCGCGAAACTCGTTCTCGTTTTTCTGTGACCCTGCTGTGGTGCAACGGGCGCAGACGGACGAGCGGGCGGTCAAAGACATCATGGAGGAGCAGCTGGGGTTTGAAGTAGATACAGCCTACAGCAACGCGTTGGCGGAACGGATCAATTCTGTCGAAAGCCGCTTGCTCCGGCTGACATCAGAGGGTCCGGCGTTTCTCATGGACCCGCGGTGCCGGGTACTCATCCGGGGGTTCCGGTCCGGGTACAAGTACAAGGTCAATGCCAAAGGTATAACCGCACCCCAGCCGGACAAGAACGAGTATTCGCACCCGCACGACGCTTTGCAGTATATGAGTATGGGGTTCTCTGATACCGTTCGGCGTCAGAGCATAAAAGAAAAGTTCCCGGGGCTGATGAGTGGTAGCGCCGGCAACATGGCTAATTACGCACGGTGGGCATAATGGACGAAGAACTGATGAAGAGCGAAGGCAAGACGGTCACTGACGGCGACGGTGTTGAGTACAATGTGACCGTACTCCAGAAGCTCGGGAATCACTTGTCCCAGCGCTTCAGCGTCCACAAGAACGACCGGCGGCAGCAAGAGCAACAGTGGTTGCGCAACCTGTACCAGTTTACCGGCAAGTACGATCCGGACATTGAGAGTAAGCTCGACCCAGAGCGATCAAGGGCCTACCCCAAGCTGACCCGCACCAAGGTCATGGTTATTGTCGCACGGCTGATGAACCTGCTGTTCCCGCAAAGCGACAAGAGCTGGGAGGTTCGGGAGTCAGAAGTGCCATCGATGTCTCAGAGCGATCTGGACGCTGCGTTTTACGAGTGGCGCGAAGAGAACCCAGAGGCGGAGGTAACGCAGAAGGAGCTGGATAAGCTGGTCAGGGCGTTTGCAAAACGGGCTGCCGAGAACATGGAGCGGCACTTGACCGACCAGCTCTCTGACGCCATGGGATCAGCGACTGAGACCGACAACTCGGACTTCGTCACCCTGTGCCGGTCGGTGATTATCTCTGCTGCTATCTTCAACGTCGGGATCCTGAAGGGCCCGATGACCTTGGCGAAGAAAAAGAACACGATTGAAATTGCCCCGGGTACAACCACCCCGACGGTTACCCAGACTGACAGTTACCGTCCGTATTTCGAGGCGACCAACGTCTGGAACTATTACCCGGATATGCAGTCTCGCACCTTCGCAGACATGGAGGGCGAGTTCGAGGAGCACATCTACACCCAAGACCAGCTGCGTGCCTTGGGGCGTCGGCCGGACTTTATCAGCTCCGCGATTGACAAGTTTATAGCGGCGCACCCAGAGGGTAACTTCACTCCGGCAACGCACGAGCAGGACCTCGATAACTTGGCCGGCAATACGAGGGCGTCTAACCGCGGAAAACGGTACCGGGTCCAAGAGTTCTGGGGCACCGTGGACAAGGACTATGTCAAGGAGTCAGGCATCGAGATCCCCGAGGAAATGGAGGACTACCACCAATTCCGGATTACTGGCTGGGTTGGTGGCCGGCACGTGATGAAACTGGCGCTTAACCCGCTGCCTTCTACGACGAACATCTACCATAAGTTTGTGTTCGACGACTCTATCCCCTCGCTTATGGGCGGATCCATGTGTGAGATCATGCGGGATAGCCAGATGGCCGTGTCCTCTGCCGCCCGCATGCTGATCGACAACGCGTCTGTTACCTGTGGCCCGATGCTTGAGATCGACCTTAACAAGCTGGTTGGGCAGCAGGATGTGAAAAGCATCGCGCCGTTCCGGAACTACTTTACCGACCAGAAAAATAACCCGGCCGGTCACCGGGCCATCAACAACATCAGCGTCGACTCCCACATGAACGAGCTGTTGCTTGTAATGGACAAGTTCCTGCAGTTCTCTGACATGGAGACGTTCGTCGGCGGGTACGGGGACGCCGACAACACTCCGGGAGAAGCGCTTCGCACAACGGCAGGGGCGTCCATGGTAATGGGCAACGCGGCCTTGCCGTTCCGCGATATCGTCCGGAGCTTTGACCGGTTCACCGTCAGTACGCTTAATGCGTTGGTAGAGTGGAACCGGCTGTTCAACGAAGAGCTTGAGTACATCGGCGACCTGCGCCCGGTAGCGAAAGGGGCTACCAGTATGATCGCTAAAGAGCTCCGCGCCTTCGCGCTGGACAACCTGACCCAGACAATGACTGACGAAGAGCGGCTGTACGTGGACGACGAGAAGCTGCTTGAGCAACGCATGATGGCTCGCGACATACCGTTCAAGGATATCCGTGCCA